CCACGAGGGCGCTGGTTATAGCCTCGCTGGCGCTTCTTCCATTCGCCATTCCGCAAGCTGCTTTTGCCGCCGCGACCACCCAAACCACCCATGCCTATCTGTGCCGTCCCGCTCCGGCGGTCGGCGCCAATGGGGGTGGCCGGGTTGTCAATACCGCATCAACCGCGGCGACCCAGCCGGCCTATACCCTCAACGGGGATGGTTGCGCTCTCATAGCTGCGGCTGACATCGGCTTCTTCCTGTCGCAGGGCTATTTCTACGGACCGAACATCTTCACCGCCCAGGCTACCGCGATTGCGGGTGGCGCATCGGGCACCACCGCGGAATCGATCGGCTTTACGCTTCCGGCCTATGGCTGGATCGTGGGTATCGTTCTCTGCGAAACCGCGGGCAATGCCGTCACCGGCGGTCTGGATATCGGCGATTCCGGCTCCATCACTCGCTTTGCGTCGGCGGTCACCTTGGGCGCGAACGCCTGTGTGGCTGTTGTGGATTCGGCCTTGACGCGTATCTACGTTCCGTCCGGCGTTCCGACCGCTGATGCCATGCAGATCGCGGCGCATGCCGCCGGTTCGTGGAATTCCGCTTCGGTCAATATCACCATCCTCTGGACCTACTTCTGATGGCCGGCTCGTTCACGATCACGATCTCCAGCCTGAGCGCGCTCAATATCGGGGGCACGAAGCGGGCCGAGTTGATGGAGATCGCCGACATGGTCGAGCGATCGATGCAGGCGTTTGTATCGTCGAATGGAGCGACCACGGCATTCAAGGATCGGCAGGGAAACTCTGCCGGTTCGATCAGTTGGACGCCGGTGAATTCCACCTGATTTCATGGTGCGTTGCGCGACTATGTCATGAAGGCCACCGTCAGCCATGAGCTATCAGTGGCCACTCCAGAAAATAGATCTGATCAATTCGGCGCTGTCGCAGACGGGAGACAATCTCGTCGCTACGGCGGATGATGGTTCAGACGAATGGAATGTCTGTTCTCCCGCCTATGAGCGCGCGCTGGCTGCCGTTACCGAAGCCCATCCGTGGGGTTGGGCGGTAGACACCCGTCAAGAACAACCAGCGGCGAATGCTCCGGACGATCGCGCCTATCAACTCGCCTATAATATTCCTTCTGACCTGGTTCACCTCGTTCTTGTCGAGGTCGATCAGCGGCCGTGCCTGTGGGATCTCCAGAACAACCAGATCTATGTCAAGGCCAGTGGCTACGGCTGGACGTGGAACGGTACAACATTGGTCAACGCCGGTCCGCCTGGCTATGTGACCATCAAGGGCATCTTCGCCGAAAACTCGGATAGCACCTTTGGCACGCCAACGGTGATTCTCTCGCTTCAGGCCTTTGTGATGTCCGGCATCTACCGCGGGCTTCACGAGGACACCTCGGAAGCGGACAAGATGATGGCCTTAGGCAATCAGCTGCTCGAGTCGGCGAAGTCCCGCCACGACATGCAGAAGCCGAAGCGGGCGATGTTCAATTCCCGCATTACGGCTTCTCGCCGTATCCGCCGCCCGTGGCCGCCGGTGCCCGGTGGCTGGGGGCCAGGCGGAATACCTGGCTAGGTGAGCCATGGTGCAAAAAATCCAGGGCAGCCAAAAGGACTTCTCAGCTGGCGAGGTCGATGTCACCTTAAAGCGGGCTGACGATAATCCGTTGCACAAGGCCGGCTGCCGGCAACTCTCCAACTTCCGGATCCTGTCATCTGGCGCGGTGAAAAACCGGCCGGGCCGAACCGCGCGCTTTACGGCGGCGGTTGGCAGGACCGAAGAAGTCGAGATGGTGGGCGGGACCGTGTTTTATCTGGCGTTCGGTGCCGGTACGCTGGATGTATTCAATTCAGCGGGCGCGCAGGTGTTCACCCAGAGCGGATTTCCGTGGGCGCTGAACACGGTGCAAAGCATCGTCTGGGCCTTTTATCGGAATTCATTCTACATCGCTTTTCCGGGGATGCAGCCGCAGGTGCTCTCATGGGATGGCGTGGCGACGTGGTCCGTCACAGCATTTGCAGAGCAGCTTAACAACAATCAGAAGCGGACATTTTTCTATCGCATTTCGCCGCAGGGCGTGACGATGTTGCCTTCGGCTACGGGTCCGGGAGCGATCACGGTTACCTTCAGTTCCCCTATACTTGTTGCCGGTATGGTCGGAACGCGGATGCGGTTTTGTAATCGGCAAATACTGATCACGTCTCTGATTAATTCATCAGAGGCCAATGCGACTGTCGAAGAAATACTTCCGAACAGCGAAAGCTTTTCGTTCGCCGTCTTGCCTACTACCCTGTTCAATGTTGGCGATCAGGTCATTGGCTCAACTTCCGGCGCGACGGGCGTGGCGACGATCGTCAATTCTGGCGGCATGACCGTGCAGCTTTTGCCGGATGCAACCGGAGCTTTGACCCCAGGCTTTGTCACCGGAGAGACCGTTGTCGGCCCTAGCGGATCAGCAGCGATCGTCGGAGCGATAAACATCCTTGCCCCGACCGCGGTTACCGTCTGGGACGATGAAGTGATGAACGCGTTCCGCGGGTATCCGTCATCCATTTTTGTTGACCAGAACCGACTTGGTCTATGCAATTTTCCGTCTGTGCCAAACGGCATCGGATGGTCTGCGATTGCCAATATGACCGACCTCTATGTCGGTGCAAATCCAGACAATGCGATGTTCGAACTGGCTCCGGTTCAATCCATTGTCTTGTTCGTCGTGGCTGGTCAACAATCGTCCGAGTTCGTGTTCTGCGACAACGGAATTTATTATATCCCGATCAGCGCGACAAATCCGCTCGTTCCGGGATCGGTAGCCTTTACGCTTCTAACGAAGGATGGAAGCGCCAACGTGCAGCCGCGAGTCTTACAGGACGTCATCCTGTTCATGAACGCCGGACTAAGCAGCGTCATGGCCATCCTGGCTCCTGGGGCCTTTGCGCGTCCATATGAAGTGCAAAACCTGACGCTATACCACTCTCATCTTGTGAAGACGCCGACCGTGATTGCAGCGCCGGACACGACGTCGCAATTCGACGAGCGATACGTCTATGTTCTCAATAGCGACGGTTCGATCGCCGTCGGCTCCTATCAAATGCAGAATGGCAATATCAAGGGCAACATCGGCTGGGCGCCATATACCGGTGCGGGCGTGACGAGCTGGATTTCTGCGCTGAAGTCCGATGTCATCTTCACAACATCCTATTTCGGCGTCGCAACAATTGTCGAGGCGCTGGATAACACGCAATATCTCGATTGCGCATTGCCGGTAAATGCCGCTCCGACGGCTTTCGCACCGCCAGGCGGCAAGGGTCCGTTGTGGTTTATCCCGTCGCAGTCCGTCTATCTTCTCGACCTCGTCACGCGGCAGATGGGCACCTATCAGATAGACGCTAACGGAAACATCATTCCGCAGTTCATCGGCGGTGAGAATCTACTCAGCAGCCAGCTTGTCGCCGGTCAGCCGTGGACCGCGACGCTTGAGCCGTTCGTACCGGATGCCAATTCCGGGACCGATGTAGGCCAGCGCATGTTCAAGCGTCGAGTCGCGCGTCTTGCGGTCTATGTCATCAACTCGACCGGCTTCCTGATGGCGCGTCTGTTCTCGGGGCCTCTGACACGGACGTCGCCCTCGCTCGGCACCATCATGAACAGTTATCGGGTGACGACCTACAACATGGACGACGATCCTACCAAGGCCGCGCCGCAACGTGAGGAAGTCAAGCGCTCACGACCGATAGGACGGTCGTTTGATCCGCGCGTTGCGATCATCAAGGATACGCCGGGACCTTTAATCATAGCTGAATTGGGAATCGAGGCGACCATATAATGGGTGCAGCAGCAGGACCAGCCGCAGCAGCAACGTCGATCGCCAGCATCGGCCTGCAATACTATGCCGGCGAGCAGAAGGCGCAGGCCGACACCTTCAAGGCGGAAGGCGAATCCCAGGGCGATACCTATCAGGCCGAACGTCTCGACGTCGCGGCCCAATACGGTGATTTGAAGGCGACCCAGACCAGCGGGCAGATGACCCGCAATCTCAACACCACTCTCGGCAATATCGATGCGGTGCGGGCAGCGGCCGGAACCGATCCGACTTCGCCGACTGGCGCAGCCGTGCGCGACAATCAGGAATTCATCGGCAATACCAACAAGGAGATCACGGTCGGCAACATCAACGCCCAGACCGAGCAGGAGCGCAGCGACGCGGCCTATTACCGTACTGCCTCGGCCAACGCGCTGATCTCCGGGCAGTTGGCTTCAAGTTCTGACATGGCGTCGGCAGAGGCCGGCGCGGCAGGGTCATTGGTGAAGGGAATAAGCGGGTTGAGCGGCGTGTCGATGCCGAACATTCCCGGATTTAATCCCATCGCCGGCATAAGCGGGTCATAGCATGGTCGCTCTCCCGAAGGTCTCCGACGCCGTCGTCACCTCGCAGGCCCCAACGTCCGCGGTTACGCCTGGCCTGATCGAACGGCAAGCGGACGATCGGGCATCCGCGATCGACAAGGCGTCAGCCGCGAACAGCAAGATCGCAGATGGCCTGATGGATGTGTCGACCGACATGGCCAAGGAGGCGGCTGCCAATGATCTGATGAAGCAGAAGATCACGCGCGACGCCGACGGCAATGTCACCGTTGAAAATCCTGCATCTGCTCCGCTGATCTTCGGCGATGCCGGGAAGGCCTATCAGGACGCGGTGAAGGTCGGGACGCTGGCGCAGCACTCGAATTCGCTGTCGCAGGACTTTGCCGACCTGCATCAGCAGTACCCGACTGATCCAGCCGCATTCAAGGCGGCGGCCGATGCCCACCTTGCCAAGACCGCGCAGAACGTCACCGGGCCGCTCGGCGAGGCCGTGCAGCAACA